CGGTTGCAACTCTATCTTTGATAAAGGGGTTGCTCTTGAGAGCCATTGAACTGAATCCGTAACTTTCGAGGATTGCAATGTCCGTCTTTGATGCGTTAATCGTTGAACGTGCTGAACCACTAGCGTCAGGGTAAACTAATATTCTGTTTGAAGGATAACGTCTTTTTATTTCTTGCGCCAAGGCATCTGTATCATTTTGTTTTGATATTTCATCTATGATAATTAACTTATCTCCAGACTTGACACCAACCACGGCATTGCAGTTCATCACGTTAAAGTCCACCCCGATTCTTAACACTTCCATCTTGATGTCAAACGGTATCTGATTAATTACATGATCATTACGATTGAAACGGTCATAAACCTGACCGCTTGTAAGGTTTACCCATTGGCCTAACAGGTAAGCTTTTATTAACTGCGGTGGATAATTTTCTTCAAGAGATTGAATAAAGTTGTCAGGAAGAAAAGGGTTATCTTTTGTTTTTGCCTGGATTAATCCTGTATCAGACTTTTTGTTTTTTTCAAAGGTTTCAAATGCCCAGCCATGACCTTCAGGAGTTGTTGTTGCATAAAACTGTTGAACATTACCTGATCTAAGTCTTGCCAGTGCCATGTTCATTGCCTGCTCTGCATCACGTTTTGGAACAGTATCTGCCTCATCAAATCCGACTGCACATAAGTTTTGCCCTCGAAGACGCTGATATGTAAGCATAGTTCTAAGCAGAATTGTATGTGTACCTTCTGCAAATTCCAAGTTGTACTCTGGTAATGGTGATGCTCTAAATGTGTAAGGAATCTGCCATTGATCCAATAGTTCATTCATTGTTCTCTGCAAAATATCTCTAAGCATTGGCGCAGTCGGTTCAAATATTGCTGAGACATGACCAACATTGAGTGCAGCCAATATGCAAGATTTAGATATTAATGCGTGTGTTTTACCAGCTCCGAATCCACAGACAAGAGCCAGTTTTCTATGGTCTAGGTCATCGCAAAACTTTGATTGATGTGGAAGTAAATCTTGATTAATGCGCTCTATTGCTTCATTTGCTGTCGGTATATCATAAGCACCGATTTGATATAAAACATTTCCTGGTCTTGCCGTATCTAAAATGCTCACGAAACAATTTGTGCAAGCTTAGCTGCTGTATTAATTGCACCGAGGGCAATGTGATAATGACCAGCCTTTCTAGCTTCCATCTGTAAGGTGCTACATTGCGCCAAAAGGTCAGCCACCATCTGGGGTCTTTCCATGTCCCAATCCTTCTTTAGCTCCTCTCTGGCTATGTTTATATACTTACAACAGGCTCTCTCTCCCACCCCCCAGTTCTCGGCTGCATAACGAACACAGTCGGATCTACGACCACCGTTTGCAATAATACGAGCAAACTTCTGTGACCTGATTATGGTTTCAGCTTTTGAACCTTTTTTACCCATTAACTAGATAATACACGTTTTGCTTTGTTACCTGTAAAATCCTCCCACCTTTTAACTATTACATCGCAATATTTAGGATCTAATTCCATTAAACAAGAATTTCTTTTTAATCTTTCGGAGGCAATTAAAGTTGACCCTGAACCACCAAAAATATCCAATAAAGTATCTTCGGTTTTAGTGCTGTTAATTATTGCTCTTTCTATTAACTCAATTGGTTTTTGTGTAGGATGAACGTAGTTGCCCGTTGCTCCTCTACTCATTTCCCATATATCGCTTTGAGATTTATCGCCATACCAAGTATCACCTTTGGAATAAAAAATGAATTCATGCTGGGGTCTATAGTTCGACATTCCTAAGCCGATACTTTTTTTATTCCAAACTATACAATTACTGATAGAAAGCCCTGCATCTTTTAAAGCTGTTTCAAATTCATTATAAGTTCTCCATGTAAAACAGATATAAGCTGCTGCACCTTTTTTTGTGAAATTCAGTGATGAGTTTAACGCATCACGCACTAAGTTTATTAATTTTTCACCTTGAAGATCATCATTTTTGATCATTCCATGGGCTTTTATTAATACTCCGCCATTTTTACCGAATACATGATCGCCTTTAGCTCTACCACCTCCGTAGGACATGCCATAAGGAGGATCGGTAAAGACCATATCAGCCTTATTGCCATCCATTAATTTTGCAACGTGTTGAATATTTGTAGAGTCTCCACATAAAAGCCGATGATTGCCGAGAATGTATAAATCACCTTCCTTTGTTATTGGTTCATCTGGTACTTCTGGAACATCATCAGGATCTGTTAAACCCTCTGCTGGTAATACTTCTGTCTCTCCAAGTAATTCTTTTAAATCATCATTATCAAACCAAGGGTTAAGGTCATGCTCTTGACTAAGTTCTTCAAGCATATTTAGATCCCATTCTGAAAGGTCGGAGGTTCTATTATCTGCAAGAGCAAGTCCAACCTTTTCATCTTCTGTAAGCCCAGTTCTTTTTACGGCAATAATTTCATTACCATCAGTTTCTATAACTTTAAGATTTTTTATCCCTGCTGCCTTTGCACCAGCAATTGTTCCATTCCCTGCAAGTATGCGGTTGTTTTCGTCAATCACTATTGATCTTGCAGCACCAAATTTTTGAAGTGATTCTTTTATAAGTTTTGAGGAACGATCAGTACGCTTACGAGCATTTTTATGATCGTTTTGTAAATCATTAATTGAAGTCATAAGTTTATAGTAGTTCAGTATTAAAAAATAACAAAATAAGACTCATTTGAGACTAAGGGTTGTTCTCACGTTCTTAAGTGTACCCACTAATGCTTAAGACTTACCTAACCCTATATATACCCCTATATTATCTATTATTATATATATATATAAAACATAGAGAACATAGAGAACATATATATATAATATAGTGATTTCAAAGGTTTTGAGCGTTCCCAGTAGAGAGAACAGGGGTGAGATCAGGTAAGAACCACACCCATTTAGGTGTTCCTTCCAATCGTTTTCTTTTGCGTTCATATTGTAAGGATTTGAGAATGGATGAGACAGTCATTATGTCAGATTTTGTCTGTCTTTCGATTGGTTTCTCTACTGCTTCAGTTAACAAAAGTTCAATAGTTATATCTTTTACAGCGTTAGCTGGATCATTTAAATATTTGGTTATTACCGAAAGCCATGGCGAATCGACCATGTAACCAAGATTTTCTTTTTCGATCTGGTTTTCCTGTTCAAAGGATAAGAAGTGCGACTCTTTATTTTTAAAGGCATAAACAGCAGCCGACCAAATACTGTCTCTTTCTAGTTGTAATGAATCAAGATCAATTGATTTTGTAGTGCAGGGTATTATATGAAATCTTCGGTTGCCTGTATCATCTATTAATAAACCTGATTCTTTGTTAGTTGATCCGACAATGATGCCTCTTCTTGGCCATTCTTCAACGGATTTACCGTAAGGAACACGCAGAAGGTCTGTTGACCTTGATAAAAATGCTTTTATTGTGCCTGCGTGTTTTCTGGATGTTACTCCATCAATTTCTGACCATTCCATTCCCCATGAACGATGAAGTACTAGTAGATCATCTTTAGAAGAAATATCACCGAGCGCATCTGAGAAGAAGGGGCCGAATAATGTTTGCCAGAATGATGATTTTTTTATACCCTGTGAACCTTGAAGAACAGTTGCCGAATCATGTTTACATCCTGGAATATAAACTCTTCTTACTGCGTTGATGAGAGTAAGCTTGAGCATCACATCATATATTGTCGGTTCTTTTATGTTTTGATCCTGTGGCCTTAAATATGTTGAGGCAAGTCTGTCTATGTATGTTGGTTGGATTTCGTTGTAGCAATGATCAAGATATAGCTTTACTGGATCATATTCATTTTCATGGGCAACCTTTAGGAGGCAATCAATGGCCATTTCTTTTGGCACTTTATAACCAAGTTCTGCAAGAGTCAGGTAAAAAAGTTCAATATTTTTTATTACTTTGCCATCCATTTCGATTGAATGAGAAAAGGTATTAAATCTGATTTCCTGTTTTAAATTGCGTAAAAAGTTTATAAGTTCCTGTGATGTTAGTTGTTCTAATTTACGAGGAACTGGCGTTGGTTCTTCTGTTGGTTTTATTGATGTTGGAAAAGTTCTTGGTGGTGGAGTCCAACCATCTTCTGAGGCAAACTTTTGAAGAGTGCCTAGTGAAACCCCAGATGATTTAAATGATTGCCATTTCTTTTCACATTCTCCTGATTGATACTTGCTGTTCTTTTGTGATAGCTGTTCCCAATCGTGGAGAAGTGAATTATCACCGACAGAATGAGCAGCCATGCCTATTTTTAGCCAGGCATCATAATCATCTAAACGGTTGGGATTTATTGATTGAAGTAATGAACGTGCTTTATCAGTATCTGAATTAAGAGTTTGTATTTGTGGAGTTTTTTTCTTCTGCTCCATCATCTTTTCGATTATGGCAAATGGAGCCTCTGCAATTTTTAAATCTTTTGGCGATCTTCCATCCATCCATCTATAGCCGTCAGTCTTTGGGTGTTTACCAGATACTATTGATTGCGTGCCATTCCACCGCAACTCAATCTGTTCAACAGAACCATCCTCATCTTTTACACCTGTCTGGAATTTGCGTGTCTTTATCTTTGACCAATACTTTTCTGGAACTTGATAGATTATCTGAAATCTACCAACCCGACCTGATGTGACCATCCATGATGGAGGTAGAGAGGAGAGAGAAAAACCCCATTCACCTAATATTTTTGCAGCTGATGGGCCATCATGGTCAAGAAAAAGTAAACCACCTGAAGGAGTTCCACAG